GAGGACCATAGTTATTAGGAACTCCAGTGACTTGTTCAACTGTTTTAGAGATAGGTGTATCAATAACTGCTGAAGTCATGTGTGATCTGCCAATGACAGAGCCGTAAGCTACAAGAGCAGGCTCGCCAGTAATGAAGTTTGTGGGACATTTGGCATGAACAGTGGGCTTCTCAACAATTTTCTTTCCCATGAGAGTATCAGGGATATCAGTTGCTTGAGGAGCAGCTAAAAAGGTCTTACTTAAAGCTAACAATTGGTTGACTGCGAGTTCAAGTTGAGGCGTTGTGATTGCAAAGCCACATCCTTTGGGAGTGCCTGTTACACCACCGATGTGGAAACCAAGAATCTTACGAGACTTAGAATCACTAACAATGGGTGACATACACATTCCAGCAGCCGTAGTTAGGCCAGCTAGATCATAATATGAACCAGGAAAAGCATAAGGTCCATTAGACACACCGTGGGCAAAGCTCCAAAGAGTGCGAGCAGTATATTGCTCACCTTCATATGAAACTCCGATCATGGATGCCATAATAGGATGGCGAACGTAGTTTGGCTCAAAATGCACAAGAATGTTCTTAGATGGAAAAGCATTAGGTACATAGAATACTGCCATATCTGTGTTAGGGATAATGATAGCATACTCTGGACTTAATAACGTTTTAATAGTATAACAACGTCCTTTTAGCGTGATGGCTGTAGGTTTAGCAGGCAATAAGTGGGCAGGCATAGCAAAAATCTTAGTTTGCAAGCAAATAGCTCCACTGAATTGATCACCAACTTCTACAATGTACTGGTTGGCTTTTAAACCAGCAGCAGCCTGTTCAATACTTGACCAACTTCCATCATTTCCCATAGGGACAGGATCAGGAGCTGGTTTCCACACATCGGCTTCTAAATCTCTTTTACGAATATCGTTCATGCTTTTTGGGCGTAAACTACCTTGTAAAGAGAGGTTGGAGCGAAGTGCTTTATAAGTTTGAGCAGCAGCGTACAAAATTGCGAGGGCACCAAAGGCACCACAAGCATATTTCACATGTTTATCACGGACATCCTTAAATAATTGAGGAAGGACATCACGAGATTTGATGAGATGTTGCATGTAAGCTGTTTTCTTAGTCTCAACAATAGTGCTATAGGTCAACAAGTAATGTATAAAACCTAATATGAGAAAAAGTTGGGTTATCTTGAAACCACAGATGGTAAATATT